TCAATAAAATATTTTCCTACCTTTTCTCTTTGTTTTTCAAATTGTCATTAGCACGTTTGAATGCTGCCGTATCATCTGCTACACCATCACCGACCGCCCCAAAGTCTTTGACGGATACAATGCCATACAAACTATCTTTAGGGATAAACTTTGTATCTGCTTCTGTTTTTGTAATCAAACCACCGCCATTAGGCAAGGCAATTTGTTCTGCTTTACTTGCTGCGACTTCTGCACGTTTAGCAGCATCAGTTGCCTTGATAGCGTTACTTGCAATCGATGTTTGTTTATTATCAATGTCGGTTTTTAAAGTTCGTGCTAGGCTCACCAACTCGTTAATATCACGCTTATCAACTGTGGTTTGTCCTGCATATGCTTTTGCATCTGCCACTAGCTTTTCTGCTTTCGTTACATTAACACTTGATGTATCAAGTGCGGTATTGCTAGTCGCTAGTTTATCATCAACTGTACGACTTAATTCTGTGATTTCACCGCCTAGCGTTTTTATCGTTTCTGCATTAGCGTTAATAGTATCACTTTCTGCTTTGATTTTTTCATATGCATCAATAGCATCATTTGCTGCCTTTGTCGATGTATCTACAATTTTACGTGCAACTGTTGTTGCATCCTCATCACTACCTACACGGATTAATAAGGCTCTATTCATCTTCTCCTGCATTTCTTGCAAAATCAATGTAACCTTATCTGTCATGTGTTCGATATTTTGGAAAGGGTACTCATCAGGTAAATCTGTATCTTGTTTAATTGGTGTTCTACGTTCAAGAATAATCTTGTGCGTATTGTCTAATGGATCACCATCAGCAGGATATGTTAAAGTTTTGTTTTCCTTGTCATAATCGATATTGCCTGTTTGTACGCTTTCTGTGCCGTCTGCATCCACCATGATTAAGGCTATATCTTCAATCATGTAAAAGTCATACGGCCATATCCATTTTTTGTTAACTCCATCACATTGATAAACTACACTAGGTTTATTGACCTCTGGTATCATATTTGTTCCCCTTTCTAATTAAACAGGACTACCCATAATTGAGTAGTCCTTATTTATTAATGCTTGTCTTTCTTTTTGGATTTTTTATCTTTCAATCGTCTATCAAACATGATAGCCATAATGACATCTTCTAGTTTTGCATCCGTGTCCGTTAGTGCAAATTTAGCCAATGTCCATAGTCCATCTGTTACAGTATCACTAAAACCTGTGATGCGGTTAGATACTTGTGATAGGCTTCTACCTACATCCATAGCACCTTTGTTAGGTGATACAATCGCATTGCCTACATCATATAGTTTTTCAACGATTGATGCGGCCATTACTGTATTCCCTTTATTGAATACCTTTTCGCCTAGAATGTATTTCATAGCCATGTTGGAAATATCACGCACAATAGGTACACCCATAGTAGCTTGTGATACCAATTCTTCCCCAAAGGATTTTGCCAAATCTTCAGGGCTATCATCATCTCCATTTGTCATAGCCTTGTACACCATCATTCCTAGTGCTTGTGCGGTCAAAGTCCACCATAGCATACGCACGAATTGTCCATAGTTGCCTTGGTCTTTCCGTGCGTAGTTACCCTCAGCGATGATATTGTACAAGGTGTTAGCGTATGAATAGAATGGTACAAATAGTTGAGTGAGTGCATTTCTTGAACGTTGGATGCCTGCACTGTCTTTTGTATCGCCACTACCGAATATATCTCTTACGGCTCTATCGCCAGCACTAATAGCTTCCTGTTCTATAAACTCTGGTGTTACCCCCTCAACACTTTGTAATTCTAGTACTTTATTATCGTATGCGAATTTCCATATAGGAATAGACAAGGCGAAATCAGTTTCCGTTAACAGTCTAAATCCCATTTGGTTAATATCATCACGGATATTAGCTAATTGTTCAGCTTTGTAACCGCCTAGGTTAGTATCACCTATGCGTAAGCCTTTACCCTCAATAGATAACCCTTGTTTCAAATCCTTATCTAGTGTTTGAACACGTTCCCTCATAAAGATTGATTGACCTAAAACAAAATCACGTGTTGCGTTGTACTTAGCTGTACCTACACCATAGAACCCCATACCAGCATCACTAATTGCTTTGAGTGTATTCCCTACACCAATACGATACATGGCAACAGGAATATTCAACGCATTTTGTAAAGCTACCGATACACGGCCAGCCATAACTGCGGTAGAGGTATTTTTCTTGAGTGTCATAACCAATCTACCCCATGCATCAAGTTTTGCTGCTTCATCTTTCCAGTTATCTCTAACCCATGTGTGCAAGAATTGGTAGGTTTCCATACCAAATTTATCAACAATATATTCTTGGAAACGGCTATTACCGACTAGCTTATTTACATCCGTTACTGCTTTTCGCATGGTAACATGATTAATAGCCTCTGTAATCGCATTAGGGATAACATCAAAATCAAGCATCAAGGATTTACCCTTGACTACATCCAAACGTGATTTAGTAGCACCCATGCCTGTTCCAAAGATTGCATTACTAGCAATCATCGTTTTGGCTATATCCTCTGTTTGGAAATCAGATACTTTAGCACTTACTTTAGGATTATACACAATAGGGAAATATTGACCTTGTATTTCTCTACCACCTATTGTGAATGTAATTCCTTTTTCTTTCTTCAAAGGGTTTCCGTAAAGTTCCTCTTGTACCTTACTACGCTCTTCATAGAATGAATTGATATGTTCCCATGTACGAATTACAAATTCCCAATCCTTATCAGTCATGTATTCTTGGAACGCTCGTTCCATTTCTACCTCATTACTTTGGATAGTTTCTAATGCACGTTGTCTATTCTTTTCTGTACCCCAATTCAAAGCAAGCATGATGATTTGCTCTTTAGTTACGTTGCGCAATTCGCCTACGCTATAAAGATGATCATTGCGAACATCAAATAGTTGTTTCTTAGAATACACTGCTTTTACATCTCTGGCCAATCTATACATAGATTTTTCTTTGTACTCATTGAATTTTCGAGTAGCTTTATCAATTGGGTCGTAAATATATCTAACAGCAGGGCCATTCTTTCCACCATCCAATCTGCGTAAGAATGTTTCCACTTTCAACAATGATAAGTTAAAGTTATTTAACGTGTTAGACAATGCATCTGCACGGCTGCGGTTGTTTAACTCATTGAATACATTCCCATTATCTCTACCAAATGTTTCAGCTGCCTTATCAATGATTTGGAATATAGCTTCATCAAATGTAACGTTATTTCCTTTTTCATCGATTAGTGTACTTCCCTCATATTGAGTTCTACCGCTTTTATACATACCTGTCATGAGTTCCTCTAACTGTTCGAGTTCACTCATTTTAAGAGTACTAAACGTTCTAGGTGATTTAGCATCGAACATTTCGTATATCCATGGTTCGAGTTGTACAGTCGCTTCCTTATCACCCATGATGTCAGCATCTGCATCGAGTGCTTTAATCACGGCCATCATGTCAAAACCATTAGCAGGTTTTAATCCATCATACTTAGTCAATCCCATTTGGTATGCCATATGCGTGTAGAAATAACGCATATTAGGTTCAATCATGATAGGGTTTTGACTTCGTGTAATTCTGCTTAATTGGTCTAATAGTTTAGTGCGTAGTTTCTTAATAGCTTTTGAATTTTCAAATGCTACTCTTGCCCTTGCTTGGTTCAGCATTTGTGATTGTTTGGCTTGTAGCGCTTCATCCACTTTACCAGTTGCCAATGCACTATCTGCCTTTTTGCCATCTCGTACCGCTTGATTTTGGTATTTCTTGTACTGGCTAGCTTGAGATAATGTCAAATCTCCTAATTCATTTTTAGCACGTTCCATATATTTCGGAATAGTACCAAATCCACCATCACGAATTGCACGTACCGCATCAATGCGTTCTTGTAACTGTGCTTTTAGGTTTTCAATGCGTTCTTGTGCAGTATCAAGTTCTTTGGATACACTGCCTAATTCCTGTGCTACCCTTGCATGGTCTTTCTTGATGCGTTCAGATTTCGTCAATTCTTTTTCAATTGGTTTCAATTCTTCATCAAGGTTTTCGCTGTTAGGGTCTAGTTTTTGTAATTTGCTTAGTAGTTCCCAGTTTTTAGCTAGTTCCTTATTGGTATGTGCTTTAATCAAACGTGCCTCTTCCTGTGTAAGTTCCATTTGTCCTTGATTGGATAATAACATTTCTTCGGCTATTTCTTGGTTAGATTTTCCTGCGTTCGGATCATTAATAAACTCATTTCTAGCGTTTTCCATTTCCTGTGCTACTGCTTCATCGTAAGTACTGCCAGCTTCCTCACGTTCCGCCTTTTCTAACCCCTCAATAGTTCGATATTGAGTATTTTCCAATGCACCATCACCCAATGCCATGTATCGTTGATGTTCTTTATAGATAGGATATTCTTCAATTAAACGCTTTTCGATTGCAACCTGTACATCGTCTTTTACTTCTTCCCATTCTTTAATAGGTCGATTATCTAACTCTTTCATGTACTTACGCATTACACGTTCTTTTGCTTTTTCTTTAATGTCAGCAATGTACCCTTGCACTCGTGCTTGTTCGCTTTCACTCAACTGTTGATATAATTTTGTATTTTCAAATTGCTCTAATGCTTGTTCATGTGCGTAGTTTTCAATATCATCTTGTGTAGCTATCATGCGTGCCATTATATCCTTAATGTCAGATGGTACTTCACCGCCTAATCGTTGAACACTACGATAAATACGAGTTAACCATTTAGAGAATTGACGGAATACACGTTGTAGTCCTTTTGTTGGTGCTTCACCACTTCGTAAGTAGCTTTCCCAACCTCGTGCAAATTTCTCATGTGCTTTGGTATTATCTACTTTTTCGCCATCAACCCAACCGCTCCACTCTTTGAGTGCGTTCCAATCATCAAGTAATTGTTTAGGTGCATTGTCCATAGATGCTAGTTTTTGAATGTCATCAAAGAATACATGGCCCATTTCATGTAAGAATGTACTTCTATCAGCTGTCTTGAAAATGCTGATAATACGTTCACCATCACTCATGATTTCGGTCATGCCATTAACAGATTGGTTGTACTTTTCAATGACTTTGATTGCCTTGTCATCAAATACCACATAGCATCGTCCGTCTTGTTCTCCATCGTAGTAGATACCTTTTATACCGATACTATTTAAAAATTCACTAGCCTTTTTAGCATTTTTCACATTATGAAGATTAAAATGTTCATCATTACCAAGTGCATGAGATAAAAACGAATATAACTGTTTACCAACAATATTTGTTTTTTCTAATGCACCATATACATCAGTCTTAACATTCGAGATAGCTTTTTCTTCACGTTCTCGTTCTAACTGTTTTTCTTTCTCATATTGTGGATATAGATCATATCTAAACTTTTTATACACATCTTCCAATAAAGCTTCATTATCAGCTATGGTATCAATATTTTCATCTATGCCTACCGACTTCAAAAATCTATCAACATTTCTTTTTTGAATTTTATTGATGTCATTTATTGTTTTATTTTTGTTGTGCAGTTCAGATATTATGTACCCTACATCCATAAAGTGCGTGTATTTATTAACCCATTTATCACCAATGATTGAATCTTTATGATATTTAATTAATAGGCTTGTAAAACGTTCTAGTTGTTCATCTGACATTTTATGCAATCCATTTTTCAAGCTATCTCTTACATATCGGCCGTATCCAGAAATAGGGTATTGCTCTGGTAATAACTCTGTTTCATTTGGTATTTCTACTTTAAATAAACTGCTTTTGTTAGAGCCTTGTTCTTTACTCAATACCTCTTTATATAGTTTGGATACTTTTTTATCTTTAGCAAAATACAAACCCCAACCATGTGCTTGATTACCCTCACCAGTACCAATAGCACCTAAATCGAATGTATCAAAGTCATGTGGTGAACCATGCCATGCGGATTGGTAGTACTGATAATTATGTTTCTTTCGGAGATTGTCTAAATCTTTTTCATTTGGTATACTATTAATAAATGAACGACTTAGTTTAATCCCCCCAAGCCATGGTGGCTGGTTTTTTGGATTATTACTAAGTCGTTCTTTGTTTATATATATTAAATCCCCACCCAATAACAAATCATAATACGCTATATTCGTATTTCTAGCATAATAAGATTGTACAACATGATAATCACCTCTATTATTATATTTGTTCAATAATATTGGCATCATTATAGGCTTTCCGTTTAAACCAATTACTTCAGTTATAATGATAATTTTTTGGCCATTATCTGCACTAAATATTGCAGATGGGTTTGCAATGGTATTAGGTAACTGTTTCAACATATCAATGGAAACTGTATCATTATGTCCAGATAAAATTCTTTTACCGTTAGAATCAAATACAGGAGCACGCAATATTTTATGCAAAACACCGCCTGTAATTTTGATTTTTTTTAAGTCAAGATTAATTAAGTCAAAGACTAATGGTGAATCCATTATATCTATTATTTTTTTACTTCCTATATTATTAGCATTATCTACATTGTTAGCCCAATCACTTAATACTTTATCAAGTTTGCTTTCCCATACTGCTTTTGTATTTTGATTATACCCTTTTTGGTTTTCTAAAACAGCATTCATATTGATACGCACGCTATCACGCAAATAATCCATAGCAGTATAACCACCACGGCCCATTTGTCGCATATATTGTGCCATTACATCAGCATGTTGTGCCATCAATAATGCATTAGCTTTTGCCGTTTCACGTTGTTTTCTATCGGTACTTTCGCCAATCGCTTTAACAACTTTGTTGTACACTTCATAGCCACTCTTGGATAGTTGCATCCGTAACGCTATATCGTTATCGGCTAATGTGAAAATCTTATCATGCAATCTCTCAAGGCTTTCAATTTGTTGCAAGGTATGTTCCATATCAGCATGATGGATATTGCTTTGGTTAAGTGCTTCCGCATTATCAGCAAATGCAGTTTGTGCTTTCGCTACGCTTGAATGGTACGCTGCACGTCTACGTTCTGCATTAGTGCGTGGTGCTTTACCGCCATTATTAGACTTATAATCGGTCAACCATTGTGGCTCTACACCGCTTGCCGTAGCTTCTTTAATGTCAGTATCCATATTGTCAAAGTCGCTTGCGTAGTTTTCACGATACGCTTGCACTAGGTTTTTGTACAAATTATTGTATGCTTGTTTAACCTGTGTAGGGTTGGTAAATACTTGGTCTAGTACTTCACGATCTACATCGCTTGCACCTTCAAATTCATCACGAATAATGCTTTCTTTAACACGTTCGGCCTTCTTTTCGGTAGCATCAACTAGATTATTGTTAAAGGCTTCTACTTCCGCTTTTGCACGTTCAAGGGTTTTCATAGACATACCGCCACGAGTAAAGTATGTACTTTCTTCTAGTGCCTTTACAGTTTCTTCCGTTAAGCCACCGCTTAATTGTGCATACTTCCCAATTGGTACAGGAATATCTGCATCAGCTTCAATGCTCTTTGATACTTCCTCTTGTGTTACCAAACCACTATCAATCATATTCTTAATGGCTTGTTGGCCCTCTTCGGTTTCTGCCATTTCATTGACATTCACATATGCAGTAGATACACCTACATTATCACCCTGTGCTTGTA